CCAGATGTATTGATATTAATTGCGGCACACAAATATCAAGGTGCTCAAGATATTATGCAACGTGTGAGATTTGCATATGAAGAATGTCCAGATTATATCAGATGTGGAGTAACTTCATATAACAAAGGCTCAATGGATTTTGATAATGGTTCAAGAATCATTGCACAAACAACTACAGAAACAACAGGTAGAGGTATGTCTTTGTCTATGGTGTACATGGATGAGTTTGCCTTTGTTGAACCACAACAAAAAGCTAATGAGTTTTGGACTTCCTTATCACCAACACTATCAACAGGCGGTAAATGTATTATTACATCAACACCAAACAATGACGATGATGTTTTTGCAGGTATATGGAGAGGTGCTAATAAAAGAGTAGATGAGTTTGGTCAGCCAACTAGAGATGGCACAGGAATAAATGGTTTCAAAGCTATTGGTGTGCATTGGACAGAACATCCTGAAAGAGATGAACAATGGGCTAAAGATGAAAGAGCAAGAATTGGTGAAGAAAGATTTAGACGTGAACATGACTGTGAATTTATTGCATTTGATGAAACATTAATTGATGGTTTAAAATTAGTTACACTTGCAGGAAAAGATCCTTTATACAAAACAGGTCAAGTTCGTTGGTACGAAAGACCTAAGAAAGGACAAACATACGTTGCGGCACTTGATCCTAGTTTAGGTACAGGAGGTGATTATGCCGCAATACAAGTTTATAGTGTGCCTGAATTAAAACAAGTTGCAGAATGGCAACACAATAAAACTTCAATACAAGGACAAGTTAGAGCATTGTTAGGAATATTACAAGAGCTAGATAACAGTCTAAAAGAACAAGGATCAAAGAATCCTGAAATATATTGGACTGTTGAGAACAATGCACTTGGTGAAGGAGCCATTGTTGCTATTGAAGAACTAGATGAATCTAAATTTCCTGGATTTTTCTTACATGAACCTAGACGTGCAGGACAGCAAAGAAGAGATGTACACAAACGTAAAGGTTACAATACTACACACAAAGCAAAATTAACAGCTTGTAGTAAACTAAAGCACTACATTGAAACAGGGAAGATGACTCTTAACAGTAGAAATTTAATTAGAGAACTAAAATTATATGTAGCCAGAGGTAATTCTTTCTCAGCCAAAATAGGTGAAAATGATGATTTAGTATCAGCCACATTACTTTGTTGTAGACTGGTTGCATACTTGGCCAAGTATGATCCTATATTTGAAAAAAGTCTAGGTGAAGAAGGAGACCCTGATCAAGACAACATGACACCAATGCCTATGATTATATAATCAATGGTAAATAATAGCATGGCAGTAAATTATTCATCAGTTGCGGAAAAAGTATTCAAAGTTCTTAAAGGATCTGGATTAAATATTCAGATGTTTGATGCTCAAGACGGCAAAGAACTGTCAAATCCAGAAGATTCAAGATTTTTTTATGTATCAGATCCTAACTTAATGGTTAATTTAGATGATAAAAATCAGGAGTTAAGAGTACATAAAGGCCCAGAAAACATAGCTGTTTTAGGGGATTTATTAAAATCATTAAGAAATTTAGCAAAAGATAACTTACTAGACTTTGATTTAAGAGAATTTGGCAGGGAAATAAAGCCCAAAAATTACACATATCGGTTAAATAGTAATAATGTTTCGGAAGAAATAAAGGAAGACATGAAAGATAAAGAGCAAGAAATTAACACTAACGATAAGTTAAGACAAGCTATTGCGCCAAGACTTAATCAGCCAATAGAATTATCACCAGCGACTCTGTCGCAAAAAGAATTTCAACCAACACAGTTCCGTGATGAAAATGTTGCAAAAGCATTTGAGTTAAGCAACATTGCCGCTAGAGCCAAAGATGATGAAGTTTCAGTTTATCTTGCAAGAATGGCAGACAAATATTCAGGTATGGATCCAGAAGGTTGGAAGTCAGATGAAGAAAAAAATGCAGATGAAGAAATGATAGCTAGAATTAAAAATCAAATTATTGATCCAGACCAAGACGATAAAGAAAAAGTAGTTGCATCTGAAGAACCAGTAAACACAGTACTTCCTGAATTATCAGAATTAGAAGAAACTTTTAATACATTAACAGGAACTGATGCACTAGTTGAAGTTAATAATCCAATGGTAAGAGACAAAGAAGATTACATGGCTAAGAAAAAAGCATTACAAGATATTCAAATGAGACCAATGGATGATAAATTAAAAGCAGAAGTTATGCGTAGAAAAGCAGAACTAGAAGATGCGGCTAAAAAAATGGGTCTTAAAGAAGGCGGAAATTATTTTGATTTAATGATGACTGATGCAGAAGGTGAAATAACTGATTCAAACTCAGATGCAGAAGCACTTGAAAGATTAGAAAAGTTAAGACACACAGATTCAAAAGCTGATGCTGATAAAAGTTATGCTAACGATATACTTGATGACTATGTTCAAAAAGTTAAAGAAAAAGGTTTAAGAAACGTGCAAGGTGAAATAGAGATGAATGACATGGAACCAAATATGCCAGAAGCAAAAGGAACCGACCATGACAAAGATGGTGATATAGATTCAGAAGATTACCTAGCATCAAGAGACAAAGCAATTAAAAAATCAATGGGCAAAGAAGTTGATGAAGTATCATCAATGGGTATGAACAAATATGGTCTTGCCGCAAAACACATGAATGGTAAATTTTACTCATACAAAGACGGAGTAGAAACAGGTGTATTTGATTCAATGGAAGAATTAAAAGCTCATCAAGAAAAAATTCTACAACAAATGGATACAAAACATAATCAAGAATCAATCCAAGACGACGAGTTAAGCAAACAATTAGCTAGACTAAAAGAACTATCAGGAATATAAGATGAAAGACGAAATTAAATTATTAGCATCTGAAGTTACGCTAACATCAGCAACTAATTTTAGTGAAAATACTAGAATTAGAATTCAAAATGCCAATGCAATTGGTGGTGATGTGAATGTAATTACACACAAAGATTCAGGTGGAAATACTATAGGAACAGTAACTTTACTTCCACAACAAAAGATTTCACTAGCTAAAGCTAAAACTGATACACTAGAAGCCACAAATGCCAACTGTTTAGCAGTTGCAGTATTTGACGTAGACGGCGCCTAATTTTTCCAAAAAAAAGACTTGACATTTATCTAAATACTAAATATACTAGTGTTTAATGTTAAAAATATTAAACATTAACAGGCAACAACATAGGCTAATAAAGGCTAACATAGGCAATTAAGGAGGCATATATTATGGCATCATTGGCAGAAATCCGTGCGAAACTGGCGGAACAAGAAAACAAATCCTCATCAAGAGGCACAGTATCGGATAACGCAATTTATCCGTTTTGGAATATTCCAGAAGGAACAACATCCACAATTAGATTTTTACCCGACGCAGATAAAAATAATACTTTTTTCTGGGTAGAAAGAGCGATGATCAAATTACCTTTTCCAGGTATTAAAGGTCAAGCAGATACTAAACCAACTATCGTACAAGTACCATGTATGGAAATGTTTAACGAACCATGTCCAGTACTTGCAGAAGTGAGAACTTGGTTTAAAGATAAATCATTAGAAGATATGGGTAGAAAATATTGGAAGAAACGTTCATATATTTTCAATGGCTTTGTAGTTAACTCAACATTAGATGAAGAAACTACACCAGAAAATCCAATTAGAAGATTTGTAATTAATCCTTCTATCTTTAATATAATTAGATCAGCATTAATGAATCCAGATATGGAAGATCTACCAACTGATTTAGAATCAGGAAGAGATTTCAAATTAACGAAAACTCAAAAAGGTGGATATGCTGACTATTCAACATCAACTTGGAGCTTCAAGGCAAGATCATTAGGTGAATCAGAAAGATCAGCAATTGATCAATATGGTTTACATACTTTAAGTGACTATATGCCTAAGAAACCATCTCAAGAAGAACTAAATGTAATTCAAGAGATGTTCAAAGCATCAGTTGATGGAGAGTTATATGATCCAGATAGGTTTGGTCAATACTATAAACCAGCTGGATTATCAACTTCTGTATCTACTACAAGTGCAACTGCGACTGCACCTGCAACACCAGTTCAACCAATTGCTGAAGCAGTAGCAACACCGCAACCAGCACCAACAGTAGAACCAACAGTAGTTGAAACAACTCCTGAACCTGCTAAAGTAGAAGTAGCCGAAACAGTTACGGCAACTGCTACAGAATCAACTTCTAGTACAGGAAGCAAAGTGTCAGCTGACGACATTTTGTCAATGATAAGAAGTAGACAAGCAAATAAACAGTAAGATATAGTAATGGTGGTACATTTTTTTGTGCCACCATCTTACTAACAAAGGAGAATTAAAATGGTAAGACCGTTTGATGTAAGTAAATTTAGAAATAGCTTAACAAAAAGCATTCAAGGTATTTCTGTAGGTTTTGAATCAGATCCAAACACTTGGGTATCTACAGGAAATTATACTTTGAATTATCTTATTAGTGGAGATTTTGAAAAAGGTATACCACTAGGAAGAGTAACTATGTTAGCAGGTGAATCAGGTTCTGGTAAGAGTTTGATTGCGTCAGGTAACATTATAAAAAATGCACAGGAGCAAGGTATATTTTGTGTAGCAATAGATTCAGAAAACGCACTACATGAAGATTGGTTACAAGCACTTGGTGTTGATACAGCACCAGAAAAAATGCTTAGAATTAATTGTTCTATGGTAGATGACGTTGCAAAAATAATTAGTGACTTTATTTCAAATTATAGAAAAGATTATGATGGTAAAGAAGAAGCAGAAAGACCTAAAGTACTATTTGTAATTGATAGTTTAGGTATGTTATTAACACCAACTGATAGAGATCAATTTGAAAAAGGTGATATGAAAGGTGACTTAGGTAGAAAAGCAAAGTCATTAACAGCACTAATTAGAAACTCAGTTAATTTAATTGGTAGTCTAAACATTGGTTTAGTAGCAACTAACCACACTTATGCATCGCAAGATATGTTTGATCCAGATGATAAGATATCAGGTGGACAAGGATTTGTATATGCAAGTTCAGTTGTAATAGCAATGAAAAAACTTAAACTTAAAGAAGATGAAGATGGTAATAAAATATCAGATGTAACTGGAATTAGATCTGCTTGTAAAGTAATGAAGTCCAGATTTAATAAACCATTTGAAGCAGTACAAGTAAAAATTCCATATGAATCTGGAATGGATCCATATAGTGGACTTGTTGATTTGTTTGAGAAAAAAGGAATACTAGTTAAAGAAGGTAATAGATTAAAATATATCGATAGAATGGGTAAAGAACATAAGCATTATAGAAAACAATGGACAGGTGAAAACCTTGATCTAGTTATGGCTGAATTTCAAGAACCCAGCGATAATGAAACTTTAAATAAGACCAAAGGAGCAACAAGCGATGACGATGCAGATGGAAACAGAGATGCTACTCGAAGCATGGCAAAAGTTGGTTGAGTTTATTCCAGCAAAAGATAAATTAGATGCGGCAAGGTCGTATGTATCTTTAATTGACGATTATTGTAGTGATGAAACACAAATACAAGAAATTAAAGATGCTGATAATTTATTAGAAGCGGCATTGAATGAATATTATCAAGATGACCATGACGATTCTGATGATGAAGAATTAGAGGAGTATTAATGCCACAAGGTTGGTACGGTCAGGTTACATCAGATCTTGGTAAGATTGCTGATTGTATTACTTTTTACGAAAAAGAACTAGATGAAGCCAGAGTAGAATGTGGCTTGACTGGAAATATTGAAAAGAACGCAACAAAAGTTCCAGGTATAGTTGAACACAGATTTAATCAATTACAAGAAATTGAAGCTATACTTGAATTCCTTAATATTCAGTTACGTAAAACAAGAAGTATACATTATAAAAAATTCTTAGAAACTTATCAAAGAGCTCTAACATCAAGAGATGTTGAAAAATATATTGATGCTGAAGACGAAGTAGTAAGCATGAGTAATATTGTAAATGAATTTGCATTGTTAAGAAATAAATTCCTTGGTTTGATGAAAGCCATTGATGCTAAACAATTCCAGATTAACAACATTGTCAAATTACGTGTAGCAGGGCTGGATGACGCAGAACTATTTGCAAAAAAATAGTTTTCGTGTTATAATATGCTATGAATAAAGCTGTATTGCAAATAAGAGATGAAGTCAATGTTAAGTTTGAAGGCTTAGACGTTAGCACAAGGAGAAAAATTTCTGATAAATTGAAATATTTTGTTCCTTATGCTTACCATTTGCCTGCTTACAAACTTGGAAGATGGGATGGATTTATTAGATTTTGCGACATAGGTGGTAGAACATATTTAAATTTAATTGATAAAATATTACCAATAATTGAAGATCAAGGTTTTCAAATTGAAATACAGGATAATAGAAAAGAATATAATTTTGTTTTTGATAAAGTTGACAAAGATTATTTGAGTGATATTGTATGGCCAAAAAATCATACACATGAAGGTCAAAAAATTGAATTAAGAGATTATCAGGTACAAGTTATAAATGATTTTATAAACAATCCACAGTGTTTACAAGAAATAGCCACTGGTGCAGGTAAAACAATTATTACTGCAAGTCTAAGTAAGCTATGTGAAAAGTATGGTAGAACTATTGTTATAGTACCAAACAAATCTCTTGTTACACAAACTGAAGAAGATTATATTAACGTAGGACTAGATGTTGGTGTATATTATGGTGAAAGAAAAGAATTAAACAAACAACATACAATTTGCACTTGGCAAAGTTTAAACAATTTAAACAAAAAAACTAAAAAGGATCAAACTGATTTTCCTATTGATGAGTTTTTAAAAGATGTTGTTTGTGTTATGGTAGATGAAGTACATATGGCAAAGGCTGATGTGTTGAAACAATTACTAACAGGACCATTTGCTGAAATACCAATAAGATGGGGACTAACAGGTACAATACCAAAAGAAGAATATGAACAAGCAAGTCTTGTAGCAAGTTTAGGTGCAGTTATTAGCAAATTAAGTGCTAGTGAACTACAGAACAAAGGTGTGTTAGCTAACTGTCATGTTAATGTAATACAAACACAAGACGTACAATCATTTAGAAACTATCAAGAAGAGTTAACTTATCTAACAACAAACAATGAACGTTTACAGTTTTTGAGTAATCTTGTAGAAGAAATTAGAAGTGGTGGTAATACTTTAATACTAGTAGATAGAATTAAATCTGGAGAACTACTGCAAGAACTTATTCCAGGATCTGTTTTTATTCAAGGAAAAACAAAAATGGAAGAAAGACAAGAAGAATATGATGAGGTAGCAACTGAACAATACAAAGTTATTATTGCTACATATGGTGTAGCGGCAGTAGGTATTAATTTACCAAGAATATTTAATTTAGCTCTTTTAGAGCCAGGTAAATCTTTTGTAAGAGTAATACAGTCAATTGGAAGAGGTATTAGAAAAGCGGAAGATAAGGATCATGTACAAATTTGGGATATAACTTCCGCTTGTAAATTTTCTAAAAGACATTTAACAACAAGAAAAAAGTTTTACAAAGAAGCCAATTATCCGTATACTATTAACAAGGTAAATTTATGAAAATATTAACAACAGACAACAACTATTATAATCTAGATAAAATACCAGAAGATGGTGAAGATATTCAATACTGTGTATTAGATACAACTAACAGTAAAAATATTGATTTCTTTTTTATTCCATTAATTTTTATGGAGACGTTTAATGCTCCAAGTATGATAATGGAAGTAGGTCCTTATTCTGTACAAATGCCAATTGACTACAGTATACTATGTATTGAAAGAGAATTAGGACAATGCGAAATGGTGCCGTTAACAAGTTTAAATGATAGAGGATTTGAAGCATTGGTTATTAATCCATTAACATCTAGAATTGTAGACAATCATGAAATTAAAATTGTAAATGTATTTCAAGATGTAAGATGGTATATGCCAAAACTAAAACATGGACATTTAATATCTGTACCAGTAGAAGAAAAGAAAGAACCAAAGTGTTTGTTTTTTGCTAAAGACATAAATCAAATACCTGATGTAATTGAAGTAGGAAATATACTATGACGAAACCTAGTATAAACTTAAATCAAATGTTAACAGCAATAGATGTTGGTAATGTTGATTTTTATAAAAACTTAGACAGTGAACTTAAAAAAACATTTTCACCTTATATAAGTATGAGGTTTACTTCAAATATTAAGTCTAATAAAATATTACAAGAAACACATATTGAAAATGTTAATGAGTTTTGTAACAAGCATTTTAGTACAATACAAAAACATGGTGACGATAGTTTATTGTTTTGGAAGTTATTGTGTTTATCTGGATCTGGTAAAAAACAATTTCATCCATGGTTAAAAGCACCAAAAGGAAAAAGAAAGAAAACCAAAGTACTTGAATTTTTACAGAATTGTTTTCCAAATTATAAAAATGATGAGCTTGAATTGTTAAATGAAATATTAGATAAAAAAGAATTAAAACAATTGGCTCGCGATGCTGGATTAGATGACAATGAAGTAAAGAAGTTAGTTAAATGAGTTATGAGTGTAAGTTTTGTAAAAAAATATTTGGCAGTGAAAGAACACTGTTAAGCCATCTTTGTGAACCAAAAAGAAGATGGAACAATAGAAAAGAAAAAAACGTACAATTGGCTTTTAGATGTTTTCAACATTTTTTCAGGATTACAGCTACAAATATGAAAAGTGAAAAAACATATGATGATTTTATGACTAGCAAGTATTATCTTGCGTTTGTAAAATTTGCCAATTACATAATGGGAGTTTATATTTCTAATGTTGAAACCTACATTGAATGGTTATTAAAACAAAGAATACGTATTGATAAATGGAGTACAGATCAAGTGTATGAATCTTATATTAAAGAATTTAATTTTAGAGAAAGTGTTGACAGAGCTGTTGAAAGAACAGTTATTGAACTAAAAAATTGGAGCGAAGAATCAAACAAACCATGGAACAGCTTTTTTAAAGAAGTAT